CTCAGTCCCAGCCTTAGTAGTTTCATCAACATCAATAGAATTCATAGTTTCAGCCAAAGCGATAGGGTCATCAACTGCACTGGAAAGAGCATTGCGAAAGATCAGACTATTTGTTTTGGGTATTGCTTCAAAATTCATAACAAGGACACACTGAATTACTGAAGCTTCTTCGGCACCAGAAACTGCCAACATGAAACCCCCGGGTTGATACATATCTTCTCCATCATAGTCATTGTCGTCTCCGGTCGGATCAAGGTTGGGATCCACATAGGTGCGGCAAGTAAGATCAGTCGGCATGTAAACTATTGAAACACCTCGTTTGGTGTTCAACGGTTCCTGGATTGCTCCAGGTACAGTGGCCAGACAGTCTATACTCGCTGTTCCTAATTGAAGTGAAGTTCCAACACCAGTTCCTAGAGAACGAACATAGCGTTTTGGTAGAAAAGCAGCGGTAAACATTCCAGAGTTTTGCATATCAGCAACTGTAGAACGTGCACTTAGACCGGCAGAAACCAGCCTAACTGTACTACAGAGATTAGGGACAGATTCAGTTGAATCATCCCAAGCAGGTAGTGTAACGGGTTCAGAACCAGAAGAAGTAGAGGCTGTACTAAACAATTGAGCAGCAGTTGAAGCTGCTGTATGTTTAAAGCCTACAACATACTTGACGTTAGGGACCACGGCCGCTTGGATTGTGGTGATTGTAGCGTTGGGAATCATGTTGCCCTGAGGTGCTTGGGAAGCTAGTAACTCACCTATTGCTAGGGCCGCAATGCCAAAAGAATTAACCGTTAAGGCAATTCTCTTAACAATTGAGAAAGTGACAGTGTCGGTGGTAGAGTCATCAGGAATACGGACTCCAGAATACACAGTTGGTTCTCGCAAAGTCTTAAGATACAGATTGTCCCTCTGTGGGTCTTCCAGACGTGAGTGACGCGGGTGTGGCGCCCCCTTGGACACGTGTTCGGATAAAGAGCTTGATTGGCTTTTAATTGCTGAGACGCGTGGATGAGAAGGTTGCGTTGCACCGTTGTTGTTGTTGTCCCCCTTGACGGAAGGGGTCCGGGGAGGAGTAGAAGCGGCGGCACTCTTCCCGATGGCCGCATGAGATTGATCACTCTTCGAAGGGATGGTTTTCGTGGAGGCATTCTTCACACTCTTGGCAGCTTTCTTTGCAGAAGTGGTCTTCAAGCTTGTGGCTTTCACACTGAGTATCTTGGACATTGTGCGCGCACGCGAAAATAGTATCTATTTTTGCTCCCACCTCATATCCAAAATACAGAGCTACTATGTCACGATCGTTACGAGAACACATAGCTAGCTCTTGCTCAGGAGATAGTCGGTTACGTCTAGTTGGGCGCGGTTTGGCTCCATATGCAATAAGTCTGTCACGTATATCAGTAAGCTTCATTCGGGTTGGTACATCCCAGAAGGCTTCCAGACGTAAGGCTAGACACCTATAAAGGTCGACGTTCTTGCACGTGGAATTTTCCGTGTGGAGAAGCGAGTGGATAGCTTTGTCTCCATCATAAACGGGAACCCACTTCTCATAGCGAGGGTGAAAGTGAAATGTTGATCCAAGGAAACTTAATCCTTCTAGAGTTCGGGAGATTTTGACGCTTTCGGGTTTGTAGATTAATCTCTGCTCCAATGCAAACTTGTGAACACGTTCCTCTGTGTAGAGGTGGGCAATTTCGTCCATGAGAGACTCATTTTCGTCATCACCCGAGCGGTCCTGAAGCCACATACGGCGCATATGATCATAGGCTGCATCGAAATCGTCTATCAGATCTCCCTGCGATATAAGTTCTTCTGTCACAGACCGATAGAAGATGGTAAAACTCCTTCTGCAGCCGCCTAAGGAGTTGAATTGGGAAGTACGGAAATCACCAGAATTAGTACCACGATCCTTCTCTTGAACTACATTGTTCGGAAAGAGTAGAAAGTTCTTACTATATTCAATGAGAGCAACAGTGAGTCGATTCCTGAGATACTTAGTCTTAGCTACGGGGGCACAAGTGTCCCACATTAACTTGGTACAAACTTTTGCATCTTCATGAGTATACTCGGAATCATACTTTCTAGCATCTCGGACGCGATGTTCATCAAAGGCTTCATGGGGCACTAGCAGCTCGTGTAATCCAGAGTTGTATTTCGAGAAACCAACTTTGATAGGATGATTGCGGTAAGTCGACTGTATTCGTTCGAAGGGGTCTTCAAATATAGTGACAAGTTCAACAAGAAGATCGAAAGGAGGGTTGATTATCAGCCTCATATCGTTCTCAACCAATTTCTTGGTTTTGAGAAGCTCAGTCTTGCCAAATACTTGCCATACACAAAAAGGGCGAACTCCTTGAGAAGACAGTTCTTTCCGTTTATCAATCATATGGCCATACCATTTGAGGGCGGTCTCTTTACTACTACAAAACATGTTGGCGGGCCAGCCAGGGCTTGTAGACATAGGAAACTTGACACTATCAATGTCACGAGGTCTCCAGCCTTGTAGAATAGGTCCATAAATACGGTAAAGACAATAAACTCCAAATCTGAACGCTTTCCCAAGTACATCAATCACAGGACGTGGTGTGTCATACTTAAGAAAGGCATTGTAGAACCTTTGGGGAGTTGGGTACATAATTCCGTAGCGGTCATAGGGATCTCGGTCCCCTTGTTCGTTCAGAATTCTAGAGATCCATGCAGAGCGGAATCCAGAACGGCCTGTTTGCGAAGCACAGGCGGGCAGAAAACCAGCGATTTTCAAACAACCATTTTGTGGCAAGGGGTAGTCACTGATGGGGAATGAGCTGGCGAAACTTGGGTCGCTCAATAGAGCCTTAGCCTGGTCCCAAGTAAACCCAGGCCAGGTCTCCTTTAGTTTTTTGACTGAGTCAAAGGAACACGTTGAGCACGTACCTGAGCCAGAAAGTTCAACCTCGAGGTCATATCTTTAAACTTGAAAAGATATAGAGCAGGTTCAGG